GCCTCGAATACTTGCGCCGCGAGCGCGGCATGATGATCGTGCTGCTTGCGCACAGCGCGATCGAGACCATCAACGATCCGCGCACTGCGTCCTACACCTCCTATCAGCTCCGCTTGCACAAGCGCGCTCGCGGCCTGGTGCAGGATTGGGTCGATGCCATCGGCTTCTTGGCGCCCGATCTGCACGTAAAGGAAGACGACGCCGGCTTCGGCAAGAGGCGCGCCCGTGCCGACGGCGGATCCCAGCGCTGGCTGCACTGGGAGGGCCGCCCGTCGTTCGTCGCCAAGAACAGATATTGCCTGCCAGCCAAGATGCCGGTGCCGGCCGATTTCAGTTACGGGGCGCTCGCCTCGTATTTCCCGCAGCCGTCGCGGTCCAAGACGGCAGCCCCACGGAAGGAGCAACAACATGAACACTCAGCTATCTGAAGACTTCGATCAACGGAAGGAAACAGCATGAACACTCAGCTACCTGAAGACTTCGATCCCGAAAGTCAGGAAGGCAATTCCTGGGGATTGTTGCCTGAAGATGAGTACGCCGCCGAAATAGTCGAGGCGGCGGTGGCGCAGCCGAAAAGCGGCGACGGCTATCACATCGCCCTCACCTGGAAGATCTCGCAGGGAGAGTACGAGGGCCGCCAGATCTGGCAGCGCATCACCTTCCTGCACAGCTCCGAGCAGGCGCAGACCATCGGCCGCAAGACGCTGAAGGACCTGTGCACGGCGCTCGGCGTCACCGAGCACATCGAGGACGTCGAGATCTTTCTCTACAAGTCGGCGCGCATCTGGCTCGGCGTCGAGAAGGACAAGTCTGGCCAGTACGACGACAAGAACAAGGTGAAGCGGATCTTGCCGCTCGCGGCGCCCGATCAGCCTTCACCACCGACGCAGTCCGCGCCGTCGCCCGCCAAGGTGGCTGCGAAGCCGGCGGCGGCCAAGCCGACGACGAAGCCGGCAACGGCACGTCCTGCCGGCGCGGCGCCTTGGCACCAGGGGTGAGCGTCTCCCGGTGTTCGAGCTCCGCCCATACCAGCGCGAGGCGCTCGACGCGCTCGACGCCTACTGGCAAAGAGAAGGCAGCGGCAACCCGTTGCTTTCTCTTGCCACGGCGACGGGTAAAAGCTTGCTGATCGCGCGGCTCACGTGCGACGCGATCAGCAAATACCCGCACGTACGCATTCTTTGTCTGGTCCACGTCCAAGAACTGATTGAACAGAACGTCAAGCACCTGCTCGCGCTGTGGCCGAACGCCCCGTTGGGAATCAACTGCGCCGCGCTCGGCCGCCGCGACTGGGACCAGCAGATCATCTTCGCCTCGATCCAGTCCGTGTTCCGCTCACCCGAGCGTCTCGGCCGCCGCCACCTCGTCCTGATCGACGAGTGTCATTTGGTGCCGCACGAGGGCGACGGCATGTATCGCACCACGCTCGAAGTGCTGCGCCAGGCGCACCCGCGCTTGTCGGTGTGCGGGTTCTCGGCGACGCCCTTCCGCCTCGATAGTGGTCTCTTAACTCAAGGCGACAACAAGATCTTCGACGCGGTCGCCTTCGACTACGGCATCGGCCGCGGCATCGCCGACGGCTGGCTGTCGCCGCTGTCCAGCAAGGCGACCATGACGACGATCGACGTGCGCGGCGTCGGCCGCCGCGGCGGTGAATTCATCGCCGGCGAGCTCGAGGCGGCGGCCGACCACGACGCGATCGTCGCTGCCGCCTGCGACGAGATCCTCGCCCTCGGCGCCGAACGGAAATGCTGGCTGGTGTTCTGCTGCGGCGTCACTCACGCCATGCACGCGCGCGATGCGCTGCGCGAGCGCGGCGTCGCCTGCGAGGCGGTGTTCGGCGAAACGCCGCAGGCCGAGCGTGAGCGGATCGTCGTCGAGTTCCGTGCCGGCCGCATCCGCTGCCTCGTCAACGTCATGGTGCTGACCACAGGCTTCGACGTGCCGCAGATCGACCTGCTGGCCATGCTGCGGCCGACGCTGTCGACGGGTCTCTACGTGCAGATGGTCGGTCGCGGGACGCGCAAGGCGCCTGGAAAGACCGACTGCCTCGTCCTCGACTTCGCGCAGAACGTCTACCGGCATGGCCCGGTCGACCGCGTAAGCATCGCCACGTCGGGCGGCAACGGCAAGGTCGAAGCCGGCGTGAAGGTCGGCAGCGTCGGCGCCAAGCCTTGTCCCGATTGCAACGAGCTGAACGCGCTGGCGGCGAAGATCTGCGTCGTCTGCGGCTACGAGTTCCCGCAACCGCAGCCGGTCGCCAAGCACGCGACCACCGCCGACGCCGCGCCGATCCTGTCGGGAGCAGCGTCATGGCTACCGGTCATCGATGTCAGCTTCCGCAAGCACGTGAAGTTCAACGCCGACAAGCCGCCGACTCTCTCCGTCGAGTATCTGAGCGGGCTGACGGTCTATTCCGACTATGTCGCCTTCGAGCACCGCGGCCTGGCGCGGTCTTTCGCCGAGCGGTTCTGGTTCGCCTTCGGCGGCGAGGCGCCAGTGCCGCTCACCGTTGACGAGGCGCTCGCCCGCAAGGACGAGCTCGGCCGCCCCTATGAGATCAGCGTCGCCCGCAACGGCAGGTTCTGGAACGTCACCGAGCGCCGGCTGCATCGCCTAGACGGCGCGCACGTCGAGGTCGACCGGTTCTACCAGACCTGGAAAGTGCGCTCGCGCGGTGATGCCGCCGCCGGGCTGCAGCATGCCCCGATCAACGACACGGTGCCCTATTGAGCAACGTCGGCGCTCGCTTCGCGACCAAGGAGCCGACGGTGTGTGCCGTTTGCCGGCGCCACGCGGTCTGGCTCGGCTACACGCCGCGGCCGCACGGCCGGCCGATCGTATGGCTGTGCGACGACAACGGTTGTCACCGGGCCGCGAAGGAGATCTACAAAATGCCGTCGTCAATTCTCGACGCCTACGAGATCGGCAGCGCTCTCGAGGCCGGCAAGTTGGCCGGCGCCTATCTTGACGAGATCGGGAAGACCGACATCGCCGCGCTCAGCGGCGACGAATGGCGCGAGTTTCTTCGCCGCATCGTCGTCGGCTTCGAGCAGACCCTGCGCCGGAAAATTCTCGAGCACGAGGCGCCGTTCTAAGATGGGCGCGTTCCAAGAAATCGGCGCCCGTCTGATCGAGCGCGGCTACGCCGCGGTGCCGATCATCCCCGGCACCAAGCGGCCCGGGGTGCTCAGCAACGGGCGCTGGACCGGGTTGCCACGGTGGCAGGACCGTTACAGCAAGCGGCCGCCGTCCGAGTTCGAGATCGCGCACTGGTGCGAGGGCGACGCCGGCATAGGCATCGTGTGTGGTTCGGTGAGCCGCGGCGCCGTCGCATTCGACGTGGACACCGACGTGCCGAAGATCCGCGCGACGCTCGACGCCATTCTGCCGGGCACGTCGGTGCGCAAGATCGGCAAACGTGGCGAGACGCTGTTCTACTTCGCGCCGCATGTCACCGCGTCGAAGAGCTGGAAGATCGATGGTCAGGTTGTCGCCGAACTGATCGGTCCCGGTCGGCAAACGGTGATCCCGCCGACGATCCATCCCGACACCCTGCAGCCGTACCGCTGGTCAGGTATCGAAGGTCTCGACGCGGTCAGCCCCGAGGAGCTGCCGCTGCTGCCGGTCGACTTCGTCGAGCAGATCGATCGCGCGCTCGCACTGTTCGGCTACGGCGACGCCGAGCCGGCTTCAACCGATGTCGACGAGTCACCGCACCGGCAGCTCAACGAAGCCGCGCTCGCCGGTCTGCACGCGTGGGTACCGGCGCTGCCGCTCTTCCGCTGCAAGAAGACCCGGCTCGGCTATCAGGCGGTACCGACCTGGCGGCCGTCTTCACGAGGACTCCCGGATGACAAGCGGAGCTGTAATCTGAGCATTCATCCCGACGGCATCCGCGATTTCGGCACCGGCCAGGGACTGACGCCGCTCGATCTTGTCATGCGCGCACTCGACTGCGACATCGAACGGGCGTTCGGGTTCCTCGGCGACCGCCTCGGCTGGACGACGCCGACCGTCGCACTCAAAGCTGAAGCCGCTGCCGAGGCCGAGACCGAACCGCTGCAAGAACCGCTGCTGCCTTATACCACCGTCCCCGGCATGGTCGGCGACATTGTCGACTGGATCACCGTGACGGCGCGCCGGCCTAACCGGGTGCTGGCACTCGGTGCAGCCGTCACCGTCGTCGGCACACTGATCGGCCGTCGCGTCGCCGGCCCGACCCGCTCCGCCACGCACCTTTACGTGGTCGGCATCGGCGCTACCGGCGGCGGCAAGCAGCACATCCTCGACAGCGCGATCCGGCTGCTCAAGGCCGGCGGCGCCGGCGGCCACATCGGGCCGGCGAAGTTCTTCTCGCTCTCGGCGATGATCGATTTACTTGACTATAAGCCGCTGGCGCTCTGTCCGCAGGACGAGATCGGAGTGTTCTTAAAGGCGATCACCGCCCGCCGTGCCAGCAGCCACGAAGCCGCCGTATCGCAGATCCTGCGCAGCCTCTGGGGCGTCTCCTTCGCGACGGTGCCGACGCCGGCCTGGGCGGAGCGGCGCACGAGCCTGGTGTCTTGTCCGGCAATCTCTGTCCTGGGGATGTCAACTCCAGAAGAGTTCCACAGCGCGCTGCAGGGAGAAAGTGTCAACAACGGCTTCCTCAACCGCTTCTTGGCGCTGCAATCAAACCTGCGCGTCACCGACACGAACCCGGCCAGCCTTGGCACAGAGATGCCGGCGAGCCTGCGCGAGGCGCTGCGCACGCTTCACCTCTGGTCCGGCCCGCAGAGCCTGCTGCAGATCAACAATCCCGCCGTCGAGTACGCGCCGGACGTCCTGCCGTGGGCCAGCGACGCGGCGTCCGCCGTCTATCGCGACCTGGTCGCAGAGATCGAGCGGCGCATGGACGAGCAGCCGCACGTGGTGCCCTACGTCGCGCGCTGCGGGGAGATCGCAATCCGGCTGGCCACCATCCGCGCCGCCGGCCGTTGGGGCCGCGGGGCCACGGTCGACGCCGCCGACATGGAATGGGCCGCCGGCGTGGCCTGGACCGCCGGCCAAGCGATGGCCGACGCGATCGTCGACCAGATGCCGGACACCGAGCGGGGCGTCTTCGCGGACAAGCTGCTCGAGATCATCCGCCGGCGAGGAGAGGTCAAAGTCCGCGACATCCAGATGGCCATCAGGGGCCGCCTGCGGTCGGCCGAAATCAAGGACATCCTTCGCCAGCTGATCGAGGCCGGCGCGGTCGAGTTCACCGCCGACGGGAAATATCGAGCCGGAAAATGACGCGGTAAACATTCGGCGAAAACACAAAAGTGTTTACCGACTAACATGGCTCCAAGCTGGTAAACGTTTCTCGTTTGTTGACCGGCCTTCGTAGACAGAAAACTCTAATAGGATCATACATGTATGTATATTGTTAGTATTGTTTACTGTTTTTAGAAATTCGGGAAA